GGCTATAATAATAACGGCGTCTTTTTCACTGTTGAATTAAAATACACAAAGACAAACAAAGTTACATTCTCTCCACATCAAATTGCTTTTCATGTTAAGCATCCACAGAATACATTTATCTTAGTCCAGGATGCCAGGGACATGATCCCAAAACTTTATGAGGGTTCAAGGATCAGGGAGCTTGCCGCTTGCGGCTTGAAGCTTAACGCTTGTTGCTTGGGGCTTGAGGCTTGCGGCTTGAAGCTTGCTGCTCTTGGTTCTTATCGTCGAGACAGTTTGTTTCCGTAGGCTTGCTGCTTGAAGCTTGGGGCTTGGAGCTTGAAGCTTGCTTCTTTAATTCTTTGTAATATTTTGGATGTCTAAATACGTGCATTAGTGTTTACCGTATATAACAGATTTAATATCTTTATTCCAGCAAGCTCGACAATCTTTACAAGCGCCGCCCTGGTCAGGAGCTGGACAAGTTCGCTGTCCTTCTTGAGTCGTGACGCCTGAGTCATGGCTCCAGGCATTCCCTGCTGGTCCATCGACTTTAGATCTTGATAATCTTATAATTAAATTTTCGGGTACGTCTTCAGGGTCCGGCAGGTATTGCCGCTCTTGTGTTGGCAGCCAGTGTTTGGTGTCAGGTGTGAGCTTACAAACTTCAATAATTTTTGCCATATGCTCATGAGACTGGACGTCACCAGCATCATGCCATCTAAACCATTTTTGTTTTAAAATTTGTGCAGCCATTGCCCTGGTCCATCCCTCCATTTTGATTGCGGCCAGTCTTCGGTACTGTGCAATTTTAATTGCTGGGTATCTTGTATAATTTCCTTTTAAAGCATAGCAGCCGTAACACGGTGAAGTTTTAACTTTTCTAAGCTTCGAGCCAGTCTGGCAGGCCCACGCTGGCAAGCTGTAACTTAGGCCAGGCATCTTAGAGGTTCTTGTCAATGAGTCTGTAATTTTTTTTGCTTCTTTTACTAACATGTTTTTTAATTCCTTTCTGGCCCTATCCTATATTAAAAAGGATAGGGCCGCAAGTTTATTAATTTATTGTTTCGTCTGTTGCAGGGGGCAACGCTTTTTGGTCCTTGGTCCAGGTTAGGCCGTCTTTTTTCAAATTGGCTTGAAGCTTGTTCCTTAAATCTGCCGGGCTTCCTGCCTCCATTATATCTTTTAAAGATACTCTTTTATTATCTTCCAGTATCTTTAACGCTTTACCTTCCGGAGTTTTTTCAATTTGCTTCCGTGCAAGATCCCCGGCCCAGTCTCTTATTTGTTCCCAGCAATCCTCGGGCGTTATTTGAGTTGAAGAGTAGCCGCCTAACGTAAAGTCTTTTTCTTTAAACTTATAGTTAATATCTTTTTTGGCTTGTTTGGTTTTATTAAAGAACCTGGCGGCCTTACTCATTTTACTTTTAACAGTATCAATGGCCAGTTGTAGTTCTTCAATTATAGGTGTTGCCCCTATATCATCTGCCAGGTTTTTTTCTGCAACCTCTATCGCTTCCGCTTCAAGTGATTTAATTTTCAATTGTGCGGATTGTATTAATGGATCATAGTCTAGATCCAGTTCTTTTGTGAACCAATCACGCTGCCATTTTTGCATCATTGCTTTAGTCATATTATTTATCCTTTCGTTATTTTATTTTTATATAACACTTGACAAATCCTGTCAATAGGATTATATAGGATATATCAGTTGAAGTTAATATTATACCTATCATTGATACCGGAGTCTTTGGTTGTTTACCTCGTCACAAAACAAAACAACAACGGGACTTGCACCGGCAAAAGCAAGTATGACTGGTCGCAGCATCCGGGTCGCTCCCGTACCCTGCAGCCAGTCTCTATAATAGAGGTACCAAGACGGTTTGAAAATTTGAACTTTTATTATTATTAATATATAGGTATGTATATAAAGGGGTCCCAGTATAACGCATTTATGCTAAGTTTTATACATAGATAGCCTTAAAATACTTTTGGACTTTATAAATTAAAACTGTAAAAATTTTTTAAAAAATTTTTTCGAATGGTTTATGGATATAGATAAGTTAAAAAAGTTTGAGAAATTACCACCTGATGTAAAAAGACAACTAGCTTTGTATATGGCTAAGTGGAAAGACAAGAAGAAAGAAGCTGATATTCGTGAAGACTTTATGGCTTTTGTAAAACATGTATGGCCAGATTTTATTGAAGGATCACATCACAAACAAGTTGCTAAAAAATTTAATGACATTGCTACAGGTAAAACTAAACGTGTAATAATTAATATGGCACCTAGACATACTAAGTCTGAGTTTGCATCTTACCTATTACCCGCTTGGATGGTAGGTCGTAATCCTAAATTAAAAATTATTCAATCAACTAACACAACAGAATTATCTGTAAGGTTTGGTCGTAAAGCAAAACAACTTATGGATTCACCTGAATACAAAGAAGTTTTTAAAACTAGACTTAGAGAAGATTCTCAGGCTGCTGGTAAATGGGAAACTGAACAAGGTGGTGAATATTATGCTGCTGGTGTTGGCTCTGCAATTACAGGCCGTGGTGCCGATCTCCTGATTATTGATGACCCACATACTGAACAAGATGCAATGAATGCTCAAGCTTTGGAAAGAACTTATGAGTGGTATACATCTGGTCCACGTCAACGTCTTCAACCTGGTGGAACAATTGTAATTGTAATGACAAGATGGAATGAAAAAGATTTATCAGGTAGATTAATCAAAGCACAAAAAGAACCTAAAGCTGATCAATGGGAAGTAATTGAGTTTCCTGCAATCTTACCAAACAAAAAACCTTTATGGCCTGAATACTGGAACCTGAAGGATTTAGAATCGGTCAAGGCATCTATTCCCCTTTCTAAATGGAATGCACAATACATGCAGAATCCAACCGGTGAAGAAGGAGCATTGATTAAAAGAGAATGGTGGCAGGACTGGGAAAAAGATTTACCTCCACTACAACATGTTATACAATCGTATGACACTGCATTTATGAAAAAACAAACAGCAGATTACTCTGCTATCACTACTTGGGGTGTGTTTACACCCACTGAAGATAGCGGACAATGTTTGATATTATTAGATGCAGTAAAAGATAGATATGAGTTTCCAGAGCTACGACGTGTTGCTATGGAACAATATGGTTATTGGAATCCAGAAACAGTGATTATTGAATCTAAGGCTTCTGGATTACCTTTAACTTATGAGTTGCGAAAAATGGGGATACCTGTTATAAATTTCACACCCTCGAAAGGTAACGATAAACATACGAGGGTTAACAGTGTCTCTCCGCTGTTTGAATCAGGGAGAATATGGGCGCCCAAAGATATGGACTTTGCACAAGAAGTTATCGAAGAATGTGCAGCATTTCCATATGGAGATCATGATGACCTAGTGGACTCCATGACTCAAGCTGTTATGAGGTTTAGACAAGGTGGTTTGATCGAACATCCTGAAGATTATGAGGATGAAGAGACGCCACAACAACAAAGGACGTACTACTAATGGGACCAGCTGCAAAATTATTTTTACAATCGCTTGCAAGACTTGTTAAAAATACTAAAAATATAAAATTAAAAGACGCCTATAAAAACGCTGAACGAGAGTTTGGTGAACTTACTGATGTAATGAAATCAAAAATTGATGACATTTTTAAGAATTCTAAAGCACCAAGTATTAAAAAACCTGAAAAAAAATCAGCAGATATAATTCAATTTCCAAAAAAAGATAAAGGTATTATGTCTACTGAAGAAGCTAGTCCTATGATGAAAAATTTAGAAGAGATTGCTAAAAATCTACAAGTAGAAAATGTAAGTACAGGACTTACAAGAACAATGGCTAGAGATATTTTAATGAAAAGAGGAATTGAAATAGCTAAAGGTGTAGATCCCTTAGATAAATTTAGAAAAATTTTTGGACAAGATACATTAGTAGATGTTAACAATCTTGCTGAAGAAGTATTAGAAATAGAAAAAATGGGTAAAACTCCTAAAAACTTAGATGAAATTTTACAACAAAGCGGTTTGTATGATACTAAAATTCCAGATGCTCCGCCTCAAGGATTTTCAGATGATGAGTTAATAGATTTTATGAGAAGAGTAGAAGAAGAGGAAGCAGCAGAAAGAGTCTTAAAAGATTTTGATCCAACAGACAGAAAACCAAACGCAAAAGGTGGTTTAAACTATTTAATGGGTCTGTAATGAAAATTGGTGAATACGAACAGATGATGTCGTATCTGACTCGTCCTGATACAAGAACAAAACTTGCAGGAGGCACGAATCCGGAAACAGGACAAGGTTTTCAAAAAGGAAATAAATACGGTAAAGATCTTAAAGGTAAACCCAGTTTAAATGTTGAGGGTAAAAATCAATTTAATAGATTGACTAAAGAAGAAATGCAAGCAATCATAGATGCTAATCCTGAATTAGAAACTCCTAAAGCTTTTGAAAAAGCAAAACTTTTAGGAAGAAGAGCAATGGAAAATAATCCAGATTTAGTTTTTAAACGAAGAGGATATCCTCCTTTAGATCTTGAAAAAATTACAGCCACAGATAAAAAAAGAATTGAGGCAAAAACAAGATTAGAAGGAAGAAGCCTTCAACTAAAATCACCTAAAGGTTATCAAGTACATCACATTATGCCTTTGGCTGGAGGAGAAGATTTAAGAACAGGAGACTATGCAGTTGTTTCAAAAGAGATGAATGCAAAAATGTCTAAGTATAATAAAAAAATAAATAAGTTAGTTAATGAAGCTTATAATTTAGATTATAGTAAAACAGAAAATTTAAAAAAATTAAAAGATATAAATAATGATTTGTTTGATGTTCTTAAAACAGTAAAAAAAGATTTACCTAAAAAATATGAAGGACTACTTGGTTTTAATAAATTAACTCCTGTATTAGATACTTTTGATAATCAAGGTAAACAAGTTTTTTTTGTTGAACCTCAAGGAATAGATTACAAAAAATCTATTCAAGGATCAAGAGGAGATAGGGTAAAAGATACTAAAAAATCAGTTATGCAAAACATGGCTGATAATGCACCAAAATTTAAAGCAGCATTACTTCCGGGTTTGGAAGAAATAGCAGAAGGAATAAAAAACATTCCTGATGATATTGCAAAGAAAAAATTTTTTAAATTAGGTATAAAAGCTTTAGGTCCACTAGGTGCTTATCTTGCAGTAGATGATACTTACGAAGCATTAGAAGCAGGAAAACCTGTTGCCGAAGCCTTGGAGTATGGTTTGATTGGAACTAATATAATTGGTTCTACTAAAGATGTACTTGCTTTATCTCCTGAAGAAAGAGAAGCAAGATCTGTCGTTAAACAAGCAGAGATGGCTAATCAAATTGCTCAAGACGAATCAATGTTAGACAGTGATTTTGAAACTCCAAAAGTTAAATCAGATTTAACTAGAGAAGAAGCAGAAGAAAAATTTGAAGCTGCTAAAGCTAGAAGAAAACTTGAAAGAGAATCACAAGAAGCAGACATGGCTAGAGCAAGAGCTGTTAGTGTGAGTGATTTAAAAGATTTAATAACAGGTAAAAGATTTACCGGTCAAGAAATGCCAACACAATATATGGCTCAAGGTGGCATAATGAAATTAAAAAAAAATGACAAATAAGTACCCAAAAAAACACTTACTGCCCCCTGAAGCCGGACCCACGCCTCAGGGCTTAGATATTAAGTACGATAGTGTTAAAGTATTTACTACACCTGAT